ATTACTGATAGGTTTTTTAGTAACATGTGGAATATCATTTTTAAAATAACCCAGTCGTAGAAAGTCGTTTCCATTAAAAAAGAATTAGGAATGATAGAACAGAATAATGTTAATAATTCAAATCATTATAAATTGGGAGGTTTGGATGTTGAAGTTATAGACGTGATAAAAGCAACTGTGAAAGATTTTAATAGTTTTTGTCACGGAAATATAATTAAATATGTGTTAAGGGCAAATAAGAAAAACGGGATTGAGGACTTCAAAAAGGCTAGGAAATATATTGATATGATGGTTCGGGAGGTGGAAGTTAATGGAAAACAGAGTGTATAAATTCATGGCTATACTAGCAGCGGTTATCTACATGATAATTGTGTTTAAGGAGATAGACAAGGCTAGAAATTTTTTAGAGTTGATTAAAGTACTAATTAAAAATACAGCATGTATTGGAGCTGGATATTTTGTATTCTACATTGGAGATAAAAATTAAAGGAGTAAGAAATGACGGAAAAAGATATTGACAGAATAGCGGACAGAGTCGCAGAAAAATTAAGACAGGTTAAAAAAATAGACAGATACAAGGAAACAGAAGCGATGCTAAGAGCTTACCCAAATTACAAACGGATAATTGAAAAAAATAACAGTCGTATTGACGAAATATTGAAAAATGGATTAGTAGAAACTGTAAAAATTAAAACAGGAGAGAATGTCCAAGGGGGATTAAAAAAATATGAAGGAGTCCCTGAAAAAGAAATTGAAAAAATTGAGCATTTAAAATCTGAAAATTTAAAAATGGAAAAGAGAATGTTAAGAGTAGAGAACGCATTGATGAGCATTGAGGGCGATAAATATTACAACATTATATATTTTAGGTATCTTAAAGAATGGACAATTGAAGAAATAGCAAGAGAGTTAGGAGTGACTGAAAAAACTGTTGGGACAAACAGAACAAGATTGGTTAAAGAATTGCAGTTTAACTTGTTTCCTGAGGTACTTTTGGACTAGAGGACTTGACAAAATTACCGATAGGCTACCTTTTGGCTACCTTGACATTACCTTTTTATGTGGTATAATATGTTAGAATGTGAAAAATGTAAAAGACATTTAATAAACCATTCCACTTATAAGTGTCAGTTATTTTAACTGTCAAAAGACGGTACTCTTTTTATAACCGTCTTTTTTTGTTTATAAATACTTTTAGTATATCGTCTTGTGATTCGGCAGCCGCTTAGAATTGCAAGGCACTTTTATTTTTGAGGAGGTGGGGAACTTGACATGAAATTGACGGAGAAACAGAAAAGATTCGCAGATTATTATATTGAAACTGGAAACATAACAGAAGCAGCGGTAAAGGCGGGGTATAGTAAGAAGACAGCGAGAGTTATTGGGCAAGAAAACTTGCTTAAACCTGCTATAAAAGGCTACATCGACGAAAAACTGGAAACTATGCAGGATGAAAGGACAGCATCCGCCAAGGAAGTGCTTGAGTTTTTGACTAAGTCGATGAGAGGAGAAATCAAAGAGGAAGTTGTCGTTGTCGAAGGAACTGGGGACGGAACAAGTGAAGCTAGAATGGTTAAAAAGCAGATAGGTCTACGAGATAGAATTAAGTCAGCAGAACTGCTTGGTAAACGATATAGGCTATTCACAGATAAAGTTGAAGTTGAAGGGGTTGTGCCAGTTATGATTGTAGGTGAAGATGAACTTGAAGAGTAAAAAAGTGAAACTGCCGGAGCTTGTTGGAAAAGGATATAAAGATTTTTGGAATTTCAAGGGCAGATATAGAGTCTGTAAAGGTAGCCGTGCAAGTAAAAAAAGCAAAACGACGGCGTTATTTTTTATTTATTCGATGATGAAATATCCTGGAGCAAACTTGCTTGTGATAAGAAAAGTTTACCGTACCTTGAAAGACAGCTGCTTTACAGACTTGAAATGGGCTATAAACAGGCTTCAAGTAAATGAGTACTGGAGTATCAAAGAAAGTCCGTTGAAAATAACTTATATTCCTACTGGGCAGAAAATACTGTTCAGAGGACTGGACGATCCGCTTAAAGTTACTTCAATAACAGTTGAAACTGGAAATCTATGCTGGGCGTGGATTGAGGAGGCCTATGAGATAAACAAGGAGCAGGATTTTAATATGCTTGATGAAAGTATCAGGGGTAAAATTGAAGAGCCTTTATACAAGCAGATTACAATTACGCTAAATCCATGGAACGAGAGACACTGGATTAAGAAAAGGTTTTTTGATGTTGAAGATGAAAATATAATGGCAAAAACAACCAACTACAAGTGTAATGAGTGGCTTGATGACAGTGATAAGAAACTGTTCGAGGACATGAAGAAAAACAATCCTAGACGTTATCAGGTTGCAGGGCTTGGAAACTGGGGAATTGTTGAAGGACTTGTTTATGAAAACTGGGAAGAAAAAGAATTTGATGTCAATGAGATTTCAAAACGTAAAGGTGTAAAATCGGCTTTCGGACTAGATTTTGGATATACCAATGACCCGTCAGCATTTTTCTGTGGGCTGATTGATGTAGCGAACAAGGAAATTTATGTGTTTGACGAAATTTACAAAAAGGCAATGAAAAACCGTCAAATTGCTGAAGAGATTATCAGAAAAGGCTATGGAAAAGAAAAGATTGTGGCAGATAGTCAAGAGCCTAAGTCGATTGACGAGCTTTATGATTTGGGATTGAAAGGCGTAAGAAAGTCAAGAAAAGGTAGGGATAGTATCAACAATGGTGTTCAATATATTCAGGATTATAAAATTATCATTCACCCTAGATGTGTGAATTTCATAACCGAAATATCAAACTACATGTGGGACAAGGACAAGTTTGACAACCCAATCAATAAGCCTGTGGACGATTTTAACCATTTAATGGACGCAATGAGATACGCTTTGGAAAGCTACTCAAAAGGCCCTACATTTTCTTTTGATTAAGGAGTAAGGAATGTTTGAATTTATTAAGAAATTGTTTAGGAGAAAAGATAAGATGGGAGAACAGAATATCAATCTTAGCGAAGTTGAGAGTATCATAATGTGGCATTTTGCAAGCCAGAAATACAAAGAGATGAAAGACGGAAACAACTATTATCGTGGAAGGCACGACATAATCTCAAGGCAGAGAACGGCAATTGGGGAAGACGGTAAATTGACAGTAGTCGAAAACTTGCCAAATAATAGAATTATTGACAACCAATATAAAAAACTGGTCAAGCAGAAAGTGAATTACATAATTTCTAAAACTCCAAGTATTAAAAGTGAGAACCAGAATTACGATAATAAATTGAATGAACTGTTTGATAAAAATTTTCTTAAAACATTGAAAAGAGTAACCACCGACGTCTATAACAATGGACTTGGGTGGTTATTTTTGTATGTGGATGAAATGGGAAATTTAAAATTTAAGAGGCTAAATTCAGTTGAGGTTATCCCTGTGTGGCTTGACAACGATCATGAGGAACTGGACTACGCAATAAGAGTGTACAGCCGAGAACTTTATAAAAATGGAACATATAATACTGAAAACTATGTTGAGATTTACAGAAAGACTGGCGTAGAGTATTACAAAATGAACAATACAAAACTTACAGCAGTTGAGAAGAAGGCATACCTGAGTGTTGATGACAAGCCTTACAACTGGCAAAAAATACCTCTCATATGCTTCAAAGCCGATGAGCTGGAACAACCCCTACTTAAAAGAGTAAAATCGTTACAGGACGCTTTAAACATGCTTATAAGCGATTTCATGAATAATATGCAGGAAGACAGCAGAAATACGATTTTAATCATTAAAAATTATGACGGTGAAAACTTGGGCGAGTTCAGAAAAAATCTTTCCACATTTGGAGCTATTAAAGTAAGAGAGGATGGAGACGTATCAAGTTTACAAGTTGAAGTGAATGCGGGAAACTATGAAAGCATTGTGAAACTGCTGAAGAAAACTATAATTGAAAATGGTGGCGGATTCGACAGCAAGGCAGACACTCTTGGAAATAATCCGAACCAACTTAATATACGTTCGATGTACTCAGACATAGATTTGGAAGCAAATGACTTTGAAACTGAGTTTCAGGCAAGTTTTGAGGAAATGATATGGTTTGTGGCAAATCATTTGAAAAACACAGGACAGGGCGACTTCATAAAGGAAAAAGTGGAAGTTGTGTTAAATAGAGATATACTTGTGAATGAAAGCCAAGCGATTTCGGATATTAGAAATTCGGTTGGAATAATTTCGGAGGAAACACTTGTTGCACAGCACCCTTGGGTAACTGATGTTCAGGAAGAGCTTGCAAGAATTGAGAAAGAAAAATCAGAACAGCTTACGCATGAACAGACTGATTACGCTAATTTTGATGACGGTAAACATAATCACAATGGTGATTTAAATGAGTGATTATTGGAAAGAGAGATTTATTGAAGAAGAAAGCCGAGTTAATCAAATGACCGTCAAAGAAATAAAGAAACAACAGGCTGAATACGATATGGCAATCACTAGGATAAATCAGGATATTGAAACATGGTACAACAGGATTGCTAAAAATAATGATGTAACATTGGCAAATGCAAAGGAAATGCTTAGTAAGAGGGAACGTGAAGAGTTCAAATGGACTGTAGAAGAGTATATTAAAAAAGGTTCAGGGAAGGATAGTTTGAAGTTTTCAAAAGAACTTGAAAATGCAAGTGCCAAGTACCATATAGAGAGATTAGAAGCTATGAAGTTTCAGGTACGTGCTGAAATTGAAAAGTTGTACAATGATAACGGCAACGGCTTTAAAAATTATCTAGGCAAATTATATGAGGATCAGTATAACCGTACATTTTTTGAGATTGCAAAAGGTACTGGTATGGGTATTGGTTCAAATATGTATAAATTGAATGATAAATTGGTAAATACTGTTATTTCTAACCCTTGGGCTTCTGACGGAAAACATTTTTCAGACAGGATATGGGAAGACAAGGAAAAACTTCTAAATACTTTACATACTGAAATGACGCAGGCTTTTATTCGTGGGGACAAACTCGACACCTTAATAGAAAAAGTTGTTAAAAGAATGAATACAAGCAGAAGCAACGTGGCAAGGCTTGTCTATACTGAAAGTGCCGCCTATGCTTCTAAAGCTAGAATTAAGACTTATGAAGATTTGAATATTGAACGTTATGAAATTGTCGCTACTCTTGACAGCAGGACTTCTGAGATTTGCCAGGGGCTTGACGGTAAAGTGTTCGAGTTTAAGGATTACGAGATTGGCATAACTGCTCCACCGTTTCACGTCAACTGCAGGACAACTACAGCACCATATTTTGAAGATGAGAAAGAAGAGGAACGTGCTGCAAGGGATAAAGATGGAAAAACTTATTATGTACCGAGTGATACGACTTACGATGAGTGGTTTAAAAAATATCAGAAAGATGAAGTTGAAAAAACTGGAAATGATGGTATAATTGAGTTGACAAAACTTAAAGAGATTATGACAGGTAAAGATTACGAAGAATACAAGTCTATCTTGAACAAATGCCCCAATGAAAATATAAAAGCTCTGTATAATGAGCATTTTAACAGTTTAGATAAAATTGAAATCTTAGATGAATACAGAGGGAGTTTTACACCACGAGAAAATAAAATAGTATTTGGGTATGCTGATGAAAAATATATTAAGCAGGGTAGTCATAAATTTGAAACACTGGCACACGAAGTAGGACACTTTTTTGATAATAATAAATATTATAATGATTTGACTTATCTTGAAATAGAAGGTATTCAGAACAGTA